ATCGCAGACCGTGTTCAACCAATCGGGCAACTCGATCAACGTCTTTCCCCCGCCCGGCGTGCAGATCGATGCGCTCGGCGTCAACCAGCCGTTTGTCCTGGCGAGCGCGTCGCGTCAGACATTCGATTTTCTTTCGCAATTCAGATCTGGCGACTGACGCGTGGCAAAACTTCCGCTCAATGCCGGTGCCTATTCGTCGCGCTCGCCGATCGCGGGCGCAACGCGCTGCATCAACCTGTTTCCGGAAAAAAATCCGGATGAGATCGACCCGGAATCGCCGTTTACGCATTATCCGAGGCCAGGCCTCATTCCACTTTCAGCGCCACCGGCTGGTCAGCAGGGACGTGGCCGCGGCGTGTTTCGAGTCTCGAATGGCGATCTCTATGGTGTGGTCGGGCCGAACGTCTACTACATTGACCCGAACTGGAATTTTAATCTAATAGGCAAGATCGCCAACCAGTTCACGCCGGTCTCGATGGCCGACAATGGACAGTCGAACGGCAACGAGATCATCCTGGTCGATAACACACCGCTCGGCTACCAGATCAATATGTCCTCGCGGCAGATGTCGCAGATCGTCGATACAAGCGGTCTGTTTACCGGCGCGACACGCGCGGATTTCTTTGACACGTTCTTCTGCCTCAATCAGATCGGCACCAATAACTGGTACACGTCACTTTCGGAGCAAGTCGCGTTCAACGCGCTCGATCTAGCCTCGAAGGGAACGTTCGGAGATCCGATCCAATCGCTGATCATGAGCCAGCACACGCTTTGGCTGGTCGGATCGATGACAGCGGAGCCGTGGTTCGACGCAGGTAATGCGATCTTTCCATTCGAGCAGGTGTTTTCGCAATTGGTGCCGCACGGCACGATCGCTCCCTATTCGGTCTGTGCGACAGATGTGAACGCGTTCTGGCTGTCCCAGGACAAGGACGGCCGCGCGATCATGCTCAAGATCGAGGGCTATGCGGCGAAACGCATCTCGACCTTCGCGCTCGAGGATGAATGGATCACCTATCCGCGGATTAACGATGCAATCTGCTACACCTACCAGCAGGGCGGCCATACGTTCGTCGTGATCCACTTCCCATCAGCGGATAAGTCCTGGGGCTATGATCTTGCGACCGAGCAGTGGCACCAGCGCGCATGGATCGACAATAACGGTACCCTGCATCGCGAGCGCGTCGCGTTTCATGCGTTTGTCGGGCCGCCATACAATAATACAAACGTCGGTATGGATTGGGCCACAGGTCAAATCTACGCGCTCGACCAGCGCACATACTTCGATGGAGCGCAGCCGATTGCCTGTATCCGTTCGTTCCCGCATATCGTGAATGAATTGAAGAACGTAACGATCCCAGCGCTCGTGATCGATATCGAGACCGGAGCACAGCCAAATACGGGCGAAGTGCAGCAGACCTTGAGTCCGTTCAGCGCGGGGTTTTCCTCCGGCTTCGGACCTCTGACCGCGTCACCGGTTCCCCAGATCGGCGTTCGGATGTCGAAGGACGGTGGGGAAACCTTCGGTAATTACCGCTTGAAATCGCTGATCTCGGCAGGGCATAATCGCTCGCTGCTGCGCTATCGCGGCTGGGGTATGGGACGCGATATCGCAATCGAGGTGGCGGGGACCGCCGACACCATGCGGGCGCTCAACCAGGCGTTTTTTGATCCGCTGGAGCATGCCGCTTGACGGTGATCGCACCGGAGTCTTTCACGGAAATCTATGGCGAGTTGCTGCCATTGTTTCATTCGCATTGGCTGGAGCTCGGACCGTTCCGCGATCGCATGCCGCTCGCGCCGAATCTGGAAATCTATAAATATCTAGAGTCGGGCCAAGAGTTGCTGACGCTGACGGCGCGGCAGGATCGAAAGCTTGTCGGATATCTGATCGCCGCAGTGCGGCCGGGCCTGCATTATTCGCAAACCATTCAGGCAATTACCGATATTCCTTATGTACATCCGTCGGTGCGGGGGCGCGGCATCGGCGTGAGGCTGTTTCTTGCAGCGCAAGAAGAGTTCAAATCTAGGAAAGTCGGGCCGTGGTTTGCGAGCTACAAGATCGGGTCGGAACTGGCGCCGAGTATGGACAAGTTGCTGCGCTGGATTGGCATGACGCCGCAGGATATGCAGTTTAGCAAGTGGTTGGATTAAGGGCTGTTTCACCGCACCACTGCCGATGCATGGCCACCGAACGCTCACCCGGCTTCACGCTGAGCAAAGACTGAGCAATAACCGAACAGGTAGGCCAGTGCATGCCGCTGGTCATTGTCCCAAAATTCTAGAAAATCTGGAAATCAGGTTTCTCCTTTAGGAGTAACTCCCATCGGATTCACAGCTTTACTGGCCGGGGGTCTCGGCGCAGCCGCATCGATCGGCTCGGCACTGATCGGGTCGAATGCGGCGTCGAACGCGTCCAACGCGCAGGTCGCGCTTGGCCGGCAGGCCCTGCAGCAACAGCAAGCGCTGTTCAATCAGGGTTTGGGCCAGCAGAGCACCTATTTCGACCAGGCGCGGAAGGCGCTCGAGCCTTACGCGACCGCTGGCGAAAGCGTGCTGCCGACGCTGCAGGGCCTGATCACACCAGGTCCGAACCAGAACGCGCTGTTATCGCAAACACCAGGATTTCAGTTCGCCTCCCAGTATGGAACGATGGCGGCGACCAACGCGCTCGCCTCGCGCGGGCTCGGCGCGTCGGCAGGTCCGGTCGCAACAGCCGTTTCCGGCTACAATCAGGGGCTTGCTTCGAATACCTGGCAGAGTGTCGTCAATGCGCTGCAGGGCTATGCGGGGCTAGGTGGCAATGCAGCAGCGACCCTCGGCGGCATTGCGGGTTCCGCAGGAAACGCCGATGTGGGCGCCGGTGTGCAGGCCGGGCAAGTGCAGGGCAATACGCTGACCGGTATCGGCCAGTCGCAGGCGGCAGGCATCTTAGGATCGGCCAATGCGATTTCCGGCGGCGTTTCCGGCGTCACCAATTCATTGAGCAGTGCGGCGCTATTGAGCGGGCTGCAGGGCGGCGGCGGACTCTACAATTTGGATGCAATCGGCAAGATGCCGGCGACCGGCGCGGGCTCGCCGAACATCCTGCAGTCCAATATGTATGCCATCTCGCAAGGCATTAACCCGTTCCAGGCGGCCACAGGAGGTCATTCATCTGGAAAGGGTAAACAACCAATCCTTGTTGGCGAAAACGGCCCGGAGTTATTCGTTCCGGATAGTGCAGGAACGATCGTGCCATATAAGCGGCTCAAGAAGGCCATGGATGGCAAGAATTGTCTAAGTACCCGTGGCTTGACGCGTAAGCTTGGCACTGCGGCATAATGGCTAATTCATTCGGAACCGAAACCCCGCCCGCGCCGAATCCTGGCATGGGCAACGCGCTGACCTCCGGCGCGATGCCGCAACCCGCGGCACCGCAAGGCCCGGGCGGCCCAGCCGGTGCGCAGGCGCCGCCGCCGCCAACCCATGCCCAGACGGTCGCCGCGCTCCGGCATTTCGATGCGATCCGGAAAGAGCTCGAGATCATCGCCAAGGATCCTGCGCTCGGCAAATCGAGCGTCAAATCCAAGATCATCGACGGCGTCATGCGGCTGGTGGCCGAGCGGTTCATGAAGCCGGTTCAGGCGGTCGACGAATTGTCGAAGGTGCCGACTGAACCGCTGTTGCAGATGAAGTGGGTCAAGACGATGTACGCGCAGGCGCAAGCCGCCGAAAACGGCATCCTCGATCATTATGGCGCAACCCAGCCGCATCTTGGGACCGTGGCCGATCATTTTGCCGGAACGAAAGGCGCTTACAATCCCGATGATCACGGCGACCATCTGGCGGCGATGACGGCGAACTATCGAGGTCCGCAGAATGCCGGATAGCGTAAGTTCGCTTTACCCGCAGCCGCCGGCACCCGGCGGCAATGCGCTCTTGAGCGATCCGAGCAAGGTAATCGGACTGTTGAGTTCTGCGCAGGATTTGCGGCTGAAAGGTCAGCAATTCAACGCGCTGTCGCAGCAGCCGGAAGCGGCGCTGGCCGGCCAGAATATTGCCAACCAAACCGCTCAGATGAAGCAGAACGAAGAGGCGACGCAGATCGCGGCGCACTATTTCGGGACGCTGCCGGACAATGCGACGCCGGACGACATCTACCGGATGAAGATGGCGATCCGCGCCGTGCATCCAAACATCTCGGCACAGACCATCAACACGGTCGCCGATGCCGTGACCCGCGATCCGAGGGGGATAAACAACGGACTTAAGACAGTTCGCCTGTTGGGCGTTTCTCCGGAAACGATCGCAGGCAGGGTACAGGGGCCGCCGGGCGCATCCGGTGCACCGACATCAATTCCCTTTTCGACTGCGGCCCGCATTCCCGGACAGATGGAAACCGGACTTGCACCGGGCGAGCAGGGTCTCGCGGAAGCTGCGGCCGAGCGCGCGTCGAAGCTGCAAATGACCGCATCGACCTCTCCGCAATATCATGCTGATCTGGAAAATCTCCGTCAGGAATCCAAGGTGATGGGCAGCGTCGGCGGCCCGACCACGGAAACCGAAAAGAAGGTCAACCAGATCGCCTCACGGTTCGGCTTCACCGTCAGCATGTCGCCCGAGCAACTAAAATCGGTCGAATCCTTCGACAAGATTGCGAACCAGATCAGCCTCAACCAATCGCAGTTTTTTCACGGCTCGGATGCGGGATTGCATACGGTCGTCGGTGCCAACCCTTCGACCTCGATGTCGCAGTTCGGCCGCGAGGGCGTCATC